TGTGAGCCATGCACACGAACTTGAATATGGCCGTTATAATAATCTGTTGATTCTAATACTTTTCTTGTGAACTGTTCTCTTGCTTCAATGTACGAACATTCTGATTTTGATTTACAATAGTAAAGTATTTCTCTGGTAAAGTTTTCGGTGCCTAAAGTGATTACGTCTGCGGTTAATTCTGGGCTTGACCCATAGTACTCTCTCCAATCTGAATCGATCTTTGATCGTATCTTCTTCCGCTTCTTTGTGCCGTTCTTTTGTTTGACTGTTTTGTATGTTGTTTTCGAAAATTTTGCTAATTTTTTGCCTATGTACTTGCGTCCAGATAGATTATTTGTGATTAGATAAACAAAACCTACACATTCTTCGGGCAGTGTCTCAATTGGGGTATCTTGATAAAGCCATGTCATGTGTGTCAAGTGGTGTTGTCTTTCGTGTTGTAGTTATGCTGCCTTAATATAAATGTAGATTTTTCAGTAAATTTTGATTTTCGTATAACATGCCCAAATTGTAGCGATTTTGTTGCTGATTAAACGGACTGCACCATGCCACAGAATCTGTTCTGCCATAGCTGGTATAATCAGTACCCAATCCAAAATGCACTACTTTGGTAGGTTGTAATTGTAGTTTGTTGCACCAATACAGTTGTTGATCTCTATATTTTTTGACATTAAAATCTGGTGGAAACTGTTGTATGATGTCCCAGGCCAAGCCTGCACTGAGCCGATTGCAAATGTTTTCGTCGTTGCTCATTTGCATGGGGTCTTGTGGTTTTGTCTTGCACATTCGCACAGCAATCTTTGCACACTGTACAGGAAACGTCTTTGAAAAACTAAACGTAATCTGTTGAATGCACTCAGCAGATAAATCAATGTTTACAGCGTTCATACTGTTGGGCAGGTAGATAAAATCTACCAGCAGTTCAATACCAAGATGATTGCATTGGTCAACCAACCAGTCAAAATTTTGATGTTTATCACCAGTTAGTGCAAACGGATAACTGCAAATGCAAATGTCTCCAGGCTGTAAATCACTATCTTCGATGTATGCCCAATTGGCTCCAATACGACTCCATATGTCCATGTGCCACCAGTAATCGCCACGGAACACTCTAAATCTACGATCAGCATTGAACAAGTAAAAATTTATAAACGACTCTTGTGTGCCGGCACTGAATCCAGTGTACTTGAACAAATCAAAATTTTGCAAACAATAATTTTCACTGTTTGCAATCCAAGTAGGAAACTCAGATTCAAATTGTTCCACAATCCAAGGGTTTAGCAAATGTTTAGCAAGATGCAATCCTTGGATGTATTCAATCACTTTGGGATCTTTGATGCTGTTGCCACTGCTAAAAATACTGCGGCTTCTAGCACGAATTGCATCAAATTGATCGTCGGCAGGGAATGCCCAAACATATTCACCGGGTACATCTAATTGATCAGTAGCACTGGCCACGGCCAGTGTCCATGCTAACTGTCTTACTTGTTGGATATCAGTTGTAAAAGTTTGCATGCCTGTTGATAATATTCAAAATCTTGTTCCCACTGGGGGTCATTGTTGTCTCGCTCGTGCCGTGATCTCAATATCCAACGCAGTACTGGATTTTCAAAATCCAACTGGAATTCACCATTTGGCCCAAAAAATAAACAACTGTTGTAAACTTCGCCGTGGTCGGCCACAAACCGACTGAGCCATATGAGTTCTTGTAGGTCATATCCATCTATCATGCACTTGACAAGCTCGAAACTTCTGTCTCTCACAATGATTCCATTTTCTACAATGGTGTGTTTGGGCTTTTTGTCACAATGCACTATGGTCAGTCTACAAGACCCTACTGGTGCTGTTAGATTAAATGTATACTCAGACAGAGCAACACCTTCATATAGTGTATGCTGATTGATTAATATTTTACACTGTGGATCATCCACAATGCGGTCAAATGCTAACTGTAGTTTCATTTTTTAACAATTCAAATAACGGCCAGTTTTCAAACACATGAGTAAGACTTATTCTATTGGCAAACAAGTCGGGATCAAAACTCAGTTGATACTGTTGCAGCAGATTGCGACGATTGTACTCATTCCATGAGTCGTTACCTACAGCAAACAAAACACAATTACTGGCATCAAGATTTACAGCATTGCAAAATTCTAACTGTTGTTGTCGATACTTATTGTACACGTAATCGCTGCTGTAGGTATCAATCAACATGGAGCCAATTTGTGCAGACATGGTGTTGTTGTAATTGATTGAGTCGTGCAAACTTTGTCCATCAGCAGTTGAGGGTCTGGTATATCGAATACCAATTCGTAAATTTCCCACAGGAAACGCCTTGCTCAAACTAAATGCCACAGTGTCTATACACTTGGCTGACACATCTAATTTAATACCACCACTGATAACATAGTAGCAGGCATCCACTAATACCGGTATGTTTAGTGCGGTACATTGGTCAACGATAGATTGATAATCTGCTGGTGCAGATCCTGTGTCGCAAAACGGCATTGATATTACTAATGCATCACCGGCAGTTAATGGATCTTGTTCAGTTACAAAACTCCAATCAACGTTGTTGTTGATCCACGTTTTGATATGATAGAAATATTCACCTACAAAACATCTAAACCTTTGTTCACGCCATCTAAAATAAAAACTGTCAAATGCCTGTGTGGTACCAGCACTAAAATTAGCACAATACTGATCTAGCCCAATAACACTGTTTGAACTGTGTTGTAACAACCAAGGTGCAAAGTCTGCTTTGAATCGATCAAGATGTATGGAATTTTGCCAAGACTTTGTGTCAATCACTTGGTTTATGTTGTGCATGATATTGGTGTCTTGCACTGCTCTAGAGCCTTGATACAAATAGCGCACCTGATCGCGACAGTGAAAAAAATCTTCACTGTGATTTGCCGCAATTGTCCACGCCAGTTGTTTATGCAATTTCCACATCCGTGTTATAACTGGTAAAGCCATTCTCTTTGATAACTTTAAGAATGTTCTCTACTCTACTTGTGAGTTCATCTCTGTGACTTACTAACCAAATACTTTTGTGTCGTTCGCGACTCATCTTCTTCAGCAAGCCCAATGCGTTCTCTACGCCTTGTGTGTCCAAGCCGTTGTCGATCATCTCGTCAATGAACAACAAGTTAATAGGTGAGTATAAACTTTCCCACACGTCGCGGAATGCCCAACTCATAGAGAGAATTAGTCTGTTGCGTTCGCCACGACTCAAGTTGTCAAAGTCCAGTTCACGACCCAGTTCCTCAATGCTCACACTCAAATCGTTCATGAACTTCACTGTGTGTGGCAGTCCAATCCTGTCCAAGTAGTGTGTGAGGCGACTGTTGAGATAACTCAAGTTCTGATCAATGATCTTCTTGCGCACAAACGAGTCTTTGCTTGTGAGCAGTTTGAGCAAGAAGTCTTGGTGATCTTGCACTCTAGTAAGTTCATTCAAGTGATCGTAACTCACAACTTGCAGGGCTTGTCCTTGCATGTCTGCAATTTGTTCTGTATACGGATCTGATTCTGTTTTTCTTGTGTCTAAACTGGTTCGCAATGTGCTGAGAGTGTTGCGATGATTCAATGCATCTTCCAGTGTGTCATAAAACACAGTGGGCGCAACACCTAGTTCTCCTAAACTGGCCAGGGTATCTTGGTGTCCTTGTCGTTGTGTATCATTTGCCAACATCTGCAACGCAGTTTCTTTAAGCAGTTCTTCTTTGGCCTGCTTGAGTTCATCTTGTTTGTTGTCATGCAAGTCCTGACCACATGAGTGACACTTGTGATCGTCTAAGGCTGCAATTTCGGTTCGGAGTTTGTCTAACAGTTTTTGTTGTTTGACATCATCTGCAGCAATCTGACGAATGTACCGATTGGCCTCGTCTATGGCCTTTTTCTTAATGTGAAACGCTTCTAAGTCTCTGTGTGCTTGTACTTCGGTATCAATGTCAATGTGTTCAAGATCGCCAATGGCTGTTTCAAAGCCTGCACAGTCTTCCTGTTGTTTTTTGAACCACATGGTTCGGCGTTTTTCTAAACTGACAATCTGTTCTTCAATGCGCTTGTTGGCTTCTTGTACAGCACGAATTCTAAACTCTTCTGCCTGGATAGCATCTTTGGTCAGCCGGTTGAGTTCTTTGATCTTGTCAGCACGTTCACTCAACAAGGTAATGCCCAACAACTGCTCAATGATAGTGCGTTGGTCGTTTGCCTTCAAACTTAGAAACGGTTCTGTGTAGGTGTTTAGTGCCAGCACATGTTTGAACATGTCATGGCTCATGCCAATAATACGCTCTACAGCGTCTTGTGTCTCTCTCGAATCTCCTTGTGCTTCATCCTCTGCGGCCTTGTGTTCGTTGTTCACATAGAACTTGAGCACGTTGGGTTTGCGTCCACGCTCGATCTTGTAGTCTGTGCCGTTAATGTGAAAATCCAGGCTAACCAACATGTGTTTGGCATTGGTCTTGTTTACTAAATTGTCTTTGCGTATGTTTGACAGTGCTTGTCCGTATAACGCATAACTTAGCGCATTGATAATTGTGGTCTTGCCTGTGCCATTACGGCTACCATCGCCACCTAGGTCTAAGTTTTCACCCAGCACCAAGGTAAGGTCATTGCGATCAAAGTCAATGGCCTGAGTGGCGGCGCCCACACTCATAAAATTTTTGACAGTAAGATTTTTAATTTGTATCATAGGGCCGGAGCATGATTAGTAATATAGTATAACACATCTTTCGTAGAAGTAAAGTAATTATTCTGATGAAACGGCATTTCCTTGTTGAAAATGTTTTCTAATGTACCGTTAATGTAACTTTCTTGGAAGAGTGTAAGTTTTGGAATCTCAATTTCTATACCTTTTTGTACACACAACACAATGTCGTCGCATGTTTGTTTGTGAGTCACATAAGGAATAAAAGAAACAAACTGTTGATGCTGATGGTAAAATTCGGACTTAAAGTCAAAAGTTCTGCCAAGAAACAATTCTAATTCTTTGATGCGAGCAACATACAAATCTATGTTGTAAAAGTCTTTGAAGTTGAAATAGAACACCTTGCATTGTGGGCGGTATACCATCTTCTTGAGGTCAAGCCAGTAACCGTTTCTTTCTGGTTCTCGAAATCCAAATTTGTAAAACTCTCTAAGCACATACCTTGGTACAGCGGTGTCGCAGCGATTTAGGAACGGATACGAATTGTATATTAACTCTAGGGTGTCATCGTAGAACACGTTGTTGAGCTTGGTAACAGTATCAACTTCAAGTTCGTTATTGTCAATATGCAAATCTGCTGCCCTTAACAAGCTCACCGAAGATAACAATAGCAAATCGTCAAGATCAAATCTTATAGAAATAAGTTGCAAAACATTTTGTAATTTAGATGTGTACCATCTAGACCAGTGGTCTGCATGAAACAAACGGTGTTTGAGATAACTAGTTGACACACGATGGCTAGTGCCAATAGAAGTAAATGCTCCACCGTCAACATTGGCGATGTTGAAATATTTGTTTAGTGTAGTTTCAAGAAAGTGCCCATGACTACCGCCGACAAAATCAATTGGGATATTGTTATCCAACATGTTTACGCCTAAAGTGTATGAATAGTTTGTTAGTAGTAGTCTTGTAGGCAAACTCCACAACTATGAAATTTGGAATACTAATTGCAGATAGGTTATAAAATCTATCTACCATACGTGGATCATCAACAAATGTTGTATCTATGTTTACAATCAATTGGCTAGCACAGTAGATTTTTGAAACATCGCTTAGTAAATGAACTAGATCACAAACACTACGATATTTCAGTATCGGGCTCCGATCAAAAATCAAAACTGGATTGATTGTTTTCAGCGGTGGCCAACTAATTTTGTGATCTTGTTGATCGTCGATTAGTTTATCAAATTTATTTCGATCAAGTTTGAACTGAAGTGCGTTTTTTACAGTTTCTAAAATTATTGTATTTTTATCCGGAAAAGTATTACGATAATGCCATCCACAACAGTCAATTAACACACAGTCGTTTGAAAATTTTGCCAACTCGACCAGTTGACTCTTGGAATCAAATTGTTGACGATAGACATGTTTATAAAACTGGTCTCGATTGTTATCGGTGACTTTGGTTTGTGATGTTTTGTCCATATACCCAAGTTAACGGTTGCACAAAGTTAAAATATCTTCCAAGATCTTGATTGTGGTGTCCAGATTGCAATATTTCAAACTCGTGTTCTTGTGTGATATCAGTAATAAGTTGTATCAAATCATTACTGTAATTGTTTGTGCATTTGATATCTCTATTAGTATCGTTACCTAACACTTGGTATCGATTGACACCAAGATAAAATGTTTCAATATTCTTACGCAAGTACTGCTGAAACACTGCAATAATGCCAGAAATCCAAATTGAATTGTTCAACACTATCACAAGATTTGTTGAAGCAGGATTGTAGGATAACCGTTGTCGAAATACAATGTCATCACCTACATAGTTTACAGTTTTGCCTTTGAACAAATTCAATATTAGATTGTCTTGATCACAACATTGGTCTCCTAATTGTGTGCCACGCCAGCTCATAAAGTCTGATAAATTTTCAGCAACAATTTATTATCATAAAACTCTGATTCAATGTTTGTGAGTTGATCTGTAACAATTTGGTCTACACTCTCAAACTTGATCTCGCCAGGCGCCATGTCTGTGTCTACATCAGAGTTTTTGTTTGGGATCAGGCTCATCTCACGCAAGTTGTAGTCTTTCACAAATGTTTCTTTGATAAAGTTGGCTTCTTCGTATGAAATCTCAATGTCTAGTCCAACACGCACATGCATCTTGGGCTTAAGAAGAGCCGGAGCGTTGTCGATAAGGTTTGCAAGACCGTATACACGATAGGTTGGTTGATCAGGCCAAGCATGAAACGCAGGCGCTGCTCCCCATTCCAGTACAGTAAGTCCTCGTTCGTCGTCACCAGCATCTGCATAATTGTGAGGGAACGCATTACCGATGTAGGTAATATTCTTTTTAGTCTGTCGCTTGTGAAAGTGTCCGGTGAATACATGTTCAAAATTCTCAAAGTCTTCTCTACGTACTTCTCCATGATCTGGCATCTCTACCATGGCATTCATCAAGTAGCCCGGCAGTTCAAAGTGCCCGAACATGTACTTGCCGGTTAGCTTGGGTATCCTTTTATGATCGTCACCGCACAACCAAGGGGCAATAACAACATCACCGCTACTAAACCAATCGTTACATATTTCCACATTGGGGAGATGGCGTGCCCACTCCACGCTTTGAATATCACGCTTGTCGCGATAATAAAGGTCGTGATTCCCAGGTATAAAATACACGCGGTCAAAATTAGCATTTAGATGTTCCAGTGATCGAAGGCTGTAGTTGAGTGTGACAATGTTTAGGCTGGCACGGTTGTTGTGCCAGTCACCCAGGAACATGGCAGTTTCACATCCTTCCTCTTTGGCCTTGGCAGTGGCCCATTTTACAAAGGCCAAACAATCTTCATTGTGTAAGGTTGAATTGGATTTGAGCCCAAAGTGTATGTCGGTGAAGATTGCGGCCTTGCGGAATAGATTCATATCAATCAAGTATACAGAGTTGTAGTAGTAATGTCAACTGGACATTGCATCAAAAATCTCTTTGTGAGCAAATTCAAAATTTTGTTTTCGCCGGCTGTCCAATTTGTTTATGTATTGCAAAAATTCTTGGCCAGAGACTGGAGCCGATGTTAACATGCGTTGGGCAATAGATTGTAACTCAGATTGAGCATGATTGTGATATTTTTCATGTACCAATGTTTTGACATTGTTGGTTGTGTTATCTATGTTGAGATAAGTTGGATACTCAAGGTACCACCATACTACGTCAAAGTTAAATTGACTGAGAAAATTCATCAGATGGTCAAGATACAATACATTTTGTACATTTACAGTTGGTATTACCTTTACTGTAATAGCCAAAGTTTGAATATTGTTAAACAATTTTAAGTTAGCAACAATTTCATTCCACTTCCCGCCTCTTTGAATTTCAAATCTTTCACCTATGTCGTCTATACTCAGTAAAATTTCAACTGATTTGAACTTTTGAAAACGTTGCAATAAGTCAGATGGAAAGATAGATGCATTGGTATTAAATTCTAAACTTATGTTTTGGGCACAACCTTGGTCAATAATAGCATCTAAAAATGTTGGCAACCTAGGCCACAGGAAAGGTTCTCCTCCCATGATATGCAAAAACTCTGTGTCGGCCATAGCACCAATTACATTGTCAATTATGTGCTGATCAATATTGTTGTTTTGTAATTTCAAATAGTATTGAAATACTTTTTTTTGTTCGCTGTTTGTACTGTAAACATATTCTTCAGCAGCAATTTTTGAGCTGGCATTATGATTGCAAATACGACAAGCAAAATTGCACAAATTACTAGGAGCCATGGTGATGTCAATTAACGTTGGTTGATCATACCACTGTTGATCAAATCCGTCGCCAAATTTAGTCAAGGCATGTTGTCGCAGACTGGTTGAATTGTGTTTTTCAACGTCCCAACATGCCTGGCATTCGGAGATCTGTTGCCCCGACGAGAGCTGTTGCCTAATTTTTTTATAATACTCTGAATCAAAAATTTCTTTGAGTGTGGTCTGTTGAATGCTACCGGCAGATTGTTTAAATTTACAACATGGACGGGCCTGGTTTGAACTGTTAATATTTACACTGGTAAATGGCAACGGACATATGGTATCACGATGAACAACAAACCCTTCCACGGGCAATAACTTGGAATCACTTATGTTTAATTGTAAACATTGTATTGGTTGCAGATCATTGCCATGCAGTTTGTTTGCTTGATCTAACAACACAGTTAACTCAAACGGATTAACAATCAAAATGAAAAAATTGCTGATGTCTATTTTTTTGGCAGCATATTGCATATGATTTAAAAACTGCTGTGACAGAGCATGGCTGCTGAACAGCACTAACTTCTGAGTTGATGCAAATTCAGTTTGATAACACTTTTTAAACAAGTCAAAGATAGACCCATGCTGACCGTGATAATCAGCAAGGTCTTCAAAGCAAATCAAATCATATTGTTTTTGTAAATAATGTTTGAGTTGGTCAATTGTTAACTTATTCTTCATACGTTGTGGTTACTGGTCCACTCATAGCTGCCATACCAGCCTTGCCAGAGTTCTGTCTGGTCCATGATGGATTCAGGCCGTTCATCTCCAGGATATCATCTCTGATATTCTGATTTTTCTTTTCGATGTTAAGAATCCGTGTAAAACTATTAGTGATAGCAGCGGTATAGTAAGCGAAGGGGTTTTGCGATTTTGATTCGTCAAATTGTAAACCAATTTGAGACAGTTGTAAAAGAGCTTGTCCACGCATTTCCTCGTTGTAGGTGTAGCCACGCCAGTTGCTTCGTGTGGCATAGCGTTCGCACAGCTTCATAAACATCATGGCTAATTTTTTAGTCATCTCGCCGTGATCTTTTGAAAACTCTCCTGTTTCTAAATCACCTTTCCAATGGCTGCGGCCCACAATGTAAGGCTTCTTGTCTTCGTCCAGTCTATACTGCTCAAACGGAGGAAAGTTCACTCGCACATGATTTAGATCCAGTACAGGTACATCTAGTATTTCTGCTAGTGGGTCTTCTGCAACATCGTCTAATTCAAAGATGTCTTCTAGCTTTTTGCGCTTGGCTTCGGCTTTGGTAATTTTTTTAGGTGCTTTAGGAATGTGATCCCAACAAGTGATGCGGAACACTAGATCAGTGTTGGGAATTTTCTTTTGATCAATCACTTCACCTGTTTCGCGTTTGATACGATCAGCACGATTTTTTCTTGCTTCCACCACTGTGCGTTGATTGATTTTGTCCAGACTGGGCAGGATCAAATCAAATTGGTGATCCAGTGCTCGATCGCGATACCAGCAATAGGTGTTCTTGCTGAAGTGTATTTCTTTCAAAATATCACGGTTGTTTAGGTAATTGACACGAGGTGCCGCTTTTGGTAATAAAGTCATAGTATGACAAGGTCTCCTTAGTAGGATTGTAGCATATTTACAACAAATGTCAACCTCTTGTTAAACTGCGCCGTTTTTAACAGCGGTAAATAACAATATGTCCACTCTCAACTTACCGTCAAACGTTAAATATGACTCCAATACTGGTGCATATATTATTAGCAATGCGCAAGGTAAAACTCTACGAGTTGCAGCAGGCACACAAGATCAACTGGATGCTTATGTAAATTCAGTAAACACCGGGACGCCAATCACAGTAACCACAACCAGTCCAAGCACTGGAAATCCGATAACACGTGAGTTTAATCCTACAGCCATTTACAATGCACAGGACGACAGCGGCAGCCGCCTGGCTGCCATGACAGCAGTAAAAAGACAAACTGGAATCATAGGAAATACTGATGGGTCGTATTACGATCTTAGAACCAATCAAACTATCACACGCGAACAAGCCGAAGCCAAAGTTGCGGCAGCCGGGTTACCACCAGAAAGTTTGAATCTAGTAACACCAAGATCGTCGCCGGCTTACAATCAAGCACAGGCCAGTTTAGACAATACTGTTAATCTTCCAAGTAACTTGGGTGGTACAGCCGCTCCTCTTAATACTGTACAATCACCGGCTGGTCCAGGCACAGGTGCTGTAGTTACACAATCTGTTCCTCCTTATACCGCAACCGGTGTTGCAGCAACAACTACTCCTACTCCTACTGCTAATGCAGATTCTCCGTTGCCTGCTGATGGCGATGAAGCACTGGCTGCCGCACAAGCCGAACAAGAACTTATTGACTTGCGCATAGCCGCCGAATCGGCCACACCAGTTGACTATACTACCGAAGCATTGTTATTAGAACAAGAACTTACAGCACAGGCTATTGCAGACGAAGAACTCAATGCTAGATTAGATCGTGCAGCCGATGTGCCGTTAACTGACGAAGATGCCGCATTACAAGCACAAGAACTTGCTGACTTACGCATAGCTGCTGAATCTGCATCTCCAGTTGATACTGATCCTGATGGCTTGTTGGCACAACAAGAAGCAATTCGTCAAGCACAGGACGCTGCCGATCTCAATACTGCACTTACCTTTGAAGCTGCACCAGTGCAAGATAATGATGCTACTGGAGGAGCAGGCACAAATGTAGCACAAAATCAACCTGATGCAAACACTGGTGCTAGTATCACTCGTGGATTGACAAACAACGCACAAGCTCAAAGCACACTGCAAACGCGAGTCAACCAACCTGCTGCTGCTGACTGGCGGGTGAGGATAAGTCTAGCACAAAATTCTACCTATCTATACAATGCTCCATCAACCAAAGATGGATCTGGTGGACCAGGCATACTTGCACCATTGGCCAGTACTAATGGTGTGATATTTCCTTATACACCCAGCATTGAAACCAGTTACGCAGCTACCTACGGTACTACTCCTCTCACACACAGCAATTACAAAGGCCAATTTTATCAAAATAGTTCAGTTGGTGATGTAACTATTCGTGGAACATTCACAGCACAAGACACAAGAGAAGCACAATATTTGTTGGCAGTAATACATTTCTTTAGATCTGTTACAAAAATGTTTTATGGGCAAGATCCAGAATCTGGAACGCCTCCGCCATTGGTGTACCTGAGTGGCCTTGGACAATATCAGTTCAATAATCATCCTTGTGTGGTGTCTAATTTTAATTATAATTTGCCTAGTGATGTAGACTATATTCGTGCTAATGGCTTCAACAACATTGGATTGAACATGGAAAATCGCAGAAGCCAAAGTTCAGGCCCGTCAATTGGTGGAAGTTTGGGTACTGTGATGGCTATCATTGGCAGATTAAAAAATGCAGGACTAAAGCCTGGTGCTGCCGCAGAAGTTCCAAATTCAAGCACAGTCAATCAAAATGTAACCAATCAAAATTCTGTTAATAGCACCTATGTTCCTACCAAGATGGAAATTTCAGTAACCTTGGCGCCAATACAAACTCGCAGCCAAGTCAGCCAGCAATTCAGTCTAAAGAATTTTGCCAACGGTGATCTACTCAAAGGAGGATTCTGGTAATGGCTATTTCGTACCCTAGTACCAGTGCATATTTTACCACTGGGTTCAATCAGTTTTATATGGACCTCATGGTCAATAGACCCATTCCCAAACAAAGTGATGATACATTGTGGATTATAAATGTCACCTACCAGTATCGTCCAGACTTACTGGCATACGACTTGTATAATGATGCCACACTGTGGTGGGTTTTTTATCAGCGCAATCCTAACACGTTAACTGCGCCACCATTAGACTTTGCAGCAAATACCACAATCTATCTTCCAAAGATCACCACATTACGATCAACTTTAGGATTCTAATATGGCCGATAATGGAGAATACGCAAGATATCAAGCTCGGTTGCAACAACAACGAATTGCAGCAGATGCTGCCGCACGTCGTGCCGCACGAGATACTGGCACCAATCCAACCGTTAAAAAATTCAACGTAACACAAGCCATAACAACTGGAAATGGTACAGTGTCAGCAGATGGTAAAAGCGTATCGGGTGCCATCCCTAAAATTCCAAAATTTAACCCTGGGAATAACACAGTACCCAATGACGGTACTGCAATGGGCGATACAACTGCTATTGTGTCACCTGGCGTTGGCGAAACAGATGACGGCACAGCCATGGGTGACACTACAAATCCTGATGATTCATACGGAGGTGCCACACAAACCGAACAAGATGCAATTATCAAAGCACAACAAGGCATAGTCTCGGGTGCAGCAAGTACCAACAGTCGTCGACCAATTGTACCTCAGGGTAACATATTAGATAGATTTGCCAGTTACACTTATCGAGCCAGTGTGTATCTTATGAATCCTGCGCAATATCAACAACTGGTTAGAAGCAAGAAAAAATCAATTGATGGATATAATTTGTTGTTTCAAAGTGCCGGGGCTCCAGCCAGCAAAGGCGGCTTTACTGGTGCATTGAATGCAAATGCCAACGATGCAACTGGCGGGGCAAACACAATTAATGTTAATGCTGTAGATGCTGGCCGCAATCCTGCGTTTCCATTAGACTTTTATATTGATAACATCTCTATCAAAAACTTATCACAAGGTCATGCTTCAGGCACTGCACACAACATGACAGAGATAAAATTCACAGTAATAGAACCAATGGGAATTACATTGCTTGATCGAATATATCAAGCAGTACAAGATTTTGCCCCTAAAGAAGAAGGCACAGGAAAAATTAACTACACCACTGCACAATATCTCATGGTAATACGATGGTATGGATATGACATTGACGGAAACTTGATCAAAGGCGGCCCAACACTTAGCGATCCAAATGCCGTGATAGAAAAATTTGTCCCATTTATGATTAAACAAATTGACTGGTACGTCAGCAATAAATTAGTCACTTATGATTTTTCGTGTGTTCCAATAGGACAAAATGTAGGTGTTGGCACTAGACGAGGTGCTGTGCCATATGACGTGCAACTTAGTGGCAGTACTGTAGCTGAAATATTGGGCGGTGGCGCACTCAGACCACCGCCCACAACCGCCGCATCTCCAGGCGCTAGTACCACAAGTGCTTCTTTTGTTAATCCTGTACTACAAGGAGAGTATGGCGAAGAAAGATTTACTGAACCGCCACCCAAGGCCAATGCAGCTAAAAATCCCAGCAGTATGGTCAAGACTGGACTCATGGGATCCATGAATGAATTTGTTTACCAATTAACTGTTGGCCAACGCCCAATTTATCAATACCCTGATCAGTATGAAATAGTGTTTGTTGGTGCGGCCAAACAACTTATTGGTGCTGCAACAATTGTGTTACCGGGTGGAAAAAAAGAAGCCAAATTAACCCCAATGGGTCTGCCACAAACAATAGAGTCTGGCGCTGCAAGTCCTGATACTGATCGAAAAGATGTAACCATGTCTACCATCCACGTTGTCGCCGGCCAGCCCATAGTACAAATAATTGACGCGGTTATTAGAAACAGCAGTTATATTACCAGTCAACAACTGACACAAATCAATCCAATTGACAATCTAGAAGAACCAAATCCGGAAACAGCAGCCACAAACAAACCGGTAAACTGGTATAGAATAAATTTTGAATCAATCCCGCTCAAACCAGATAACCTGCGTAATGACTATGCATACAAAATACGTTACATCATCAGTGTGTATCAAATTGACAAATATGACAGCAAATATTTTCCAGTAGGAACTTTTAGAGGTGTGCACAAAAGTTATCCCTGGTTGTTTACCGGAAAAAATACTTCCGTTATTGACTATAAAGAAACTTTGAATACTGCCTACAACATGTTAGTCAGTGGCACCAATGCTCAAAATTCTGGAAGCGAAGTCCTACGAAGACAAATAGCAGCCACCATGCAAGACATGATAGTTTATACATACGGCGCTACCAGCGGTGAATCCATGCAAGGCAGTAAAGAGCGCGGTAACGAAGCTGCTGCCAACATGGCAGACAGTTTGTATGGTGGCGCAGACCTTGCCAACGGTACCTTGCGTATCATTGGAGACCCTGCATGGATTCAACAAGGCAGTCTCAGCAGCGGAGTCACTGCTGCTGATCTTGAGATTGGTAGTTTTTTACCCGACGGTACAATTAATTTTGATGGTGAACAAATTTTTTGGGAAGTCACATGGAATCGGCCAGATGACTATGATCTTACCACAGGCCTGGCCTCGCCTAATGGCAAGAACAATTCTCTTGGTATAAGCAGATTGTACCTGGCATCAGAGGTAACTAGTGAGTTTAAACAAGGTAAATTTGAACAAACGATTACCGGACCGTTATTCAATCTTCCCAAACGAGATGGAACAAACAAAGCACCAGGCGCACCGTTGCCTGTGGCACAAGTCGATCGAGACGCTAGAGGTAGATTGACTGCTGCATCAGATCCTAGAGTGGCAGCAATGCAAGCAAGCATGTTAGCATCCCCACAAGTAAATGCAAACCCCAGCAACAACTCACCACAACCTTTAAATTCAGCCGCACCGGGACCAAAAGATGTTGCAACCCCTTCACCGCCGCCGCAACCAGCAACATCAGGAAGTGGACAACCTTTGAATGGAGTAATTTCCACCAATGGTAGAATTGTTACTGGTACCATCCCAAAACTTCCAAAATTTGATTCGGGAACAGGCGGGGATAATTGGGATAGTACACCACAAGTTATAGCAAGAGATTATTAAGGAATACCAATGGCAGAGCAAATTCAACGCAGTAAAGGGCGTAGTAAAAATTACAAAATGGACCGCGGCGGTGTACCTGCGGAATTTGGCCCTTTCTATGGCGTTGTAAAAAATACCAATGATTCAATAAGATCAGGTCGCATACAAGTATACATTACGGCATTTAGTGATGGCAACGAAGATGATCCCACCAGATGGACCACAGTAAGTTACATGCCACAGTTCTTTGGATCAACTCCATACAATCCTGCATCAGAAGGAGTTGGCTCATACATTGACGGCAACGCTAACAGTTACGGCATGTGGTTTACACCACCTGATGTGGGTATCACAGTGCTTTGTGTGTTTGTAAATGGCGATCGTAGTCAAGGTTATTACATTGGCACAGCACCTGATCAAAGTATTGGACACATGGTACCTGCTATTGGTGCTGCACCAGTTAGAACTCAAGTTATTGCAGAAAATGCAAATCAGGCAGCGTATTTTGAGGGTGCAGAACAATTACCAGTAGTTGAAATTAATACTAACAATCTTGCATTTGAAGAAAATTCTAGATTTTTTGCTGCGCCCAAACCCATACAAAGTGTAGTTGCAGAAACCATGTTTCGCCAAGGACTAATAAAAGATTCACAACGCGGACCCATATCAAGTAGTAGCCAACGTGAAAGTCCTAGTGCTGTGTTTGGGGTTAGTACTCCAGGACCTGCTGTGTATCGAGGTGGCATGCAATTTGGTGAAATACAGAAAAAAATTAACGCTGGAGAACTCAAACCTCAAGATCTCAATGTGATTGGCCGCGTGGGCGGTCACAGTATTGTAATGGATGATGGCGACATTGATGGCAATACTAGATTGATTAGATTTAGAACTACTGCCGGACATCAAATTACAATGAGTGACAGTGGAGATTTTTTCTACATCACACATGCCAATGGCTTGGCCTGGTTTGAACTTGGCGCTCAAGGCACGCTAGATGTGTATGCCACAAATAGTATTAACTTGCGCACACGTGGCGACATTAATTTGCATGCTGATAGAGACATTAACATGTATGCTGGTGGCAGCATTAAAGCCAAAGCCGCAGAAGATATGACTTTACAAGCTGATGCTGATTTTACAACTATTGCACAACAAAATTTACAACTGTATAGCAAAAGTTATATTGGTATAAAAGCCGATGGTACATTAGCATTGCAAAGTGCTACAGGAAGTTGGGACGGCGGCGGCGCATTAAAGTTCACGGCAGGCGGAATTGATTTGAATGGTCCTGCAGCAGATTCAGTAACTGCACCAAATAATTTGACTGTTACTAAACTAAACGACACTACATTTAGTAGTGCAACCGGATGGACAGTTGAAACAGATGGATTAGAAAGTATTGTGACTCGAGCACCCACACACGAACCGTACTCTTATCACAACAAAGGTGTGGATATTGAGATCCCATTGGAAGCAGGGCAACCGCCACCTAATCCTGGTGCTGTACCTGTGCCTGCTGGATTTGAATTTACGAGAAAAGCATGAGCACATTTAATTTTGAATTCAACGGTCAAAAGTTTGAAATCAAAGCACCCACTGGCGCTACATTTGAACAAGCCAAAGCAGTGTTTGATCAACAAACAGCCAGTGGTGGCCTTACAGGATTTAGGATAGGAGATGTATTAAGTCCAGCTACACAAGCCGCAGGCGGTCTAGCTGCTGCACAAAGTCAATTAACACAAGGCCTGGCATCATTATCTAGTAGATTGCCAGCAGGCACAAATTTAAGCAGTCTTACAGCCAGCATAGGAACACTTGGTCAAAGTGCTGGTACACAAGTGGCCAGCGCACTACAAGGTGGTGCGGCTGCATTTAATTCATTCACTACTGGCGCAAGTGGTGCTACTGCTTCTATTAGTGCAGCATTGTCGGGTGCTGGATTTGATCCAATCACTGGTAGAAATTCTTCGTTAGACTCTGCCTATGCCACAGGTGGGGTATCAGGTGCAATAGGGGCATTCTCTGGAACACTAGGCAGCCTTAGTGGGCCACTCACAGGAGCAGCAGGACAAGTTGGAAGTTTGGCCAGCACCGCAGTTGGCACGCTATCAGGATTAATCAGAGGAACTCCCACTGATGGAATCAATATAGCAGACTTTGCCAAGCAAGGACCAGCATTGGCTGGACTTGGTAGCATGAGTTTACCTGATGTAACTGGAACATTGGCCCAGGCCAGCAAATTGGTAGGACAAGGTGCAGACACAATTAGTAATGCATTGGGCGCAGGCAAATTTGGTTTTAACACTAGTC